ACAAAGCGGATATTTCCTAGTCGGGAAAGAAAACGCAAAGCGAGTAAAATCGCAACGTAATTTAACTTACTCAAATGAGGGGAGATTTAAAAGTAATCGGTTTTGCTCAAACCCTTCCACGTCAGATTCCTGCTTCGGCAACACGATACGTTCCCGGCGAACCCCTGTATTCGGATACTACACTTTCTGCCGGTCTTGATGTTGCAGGCAGTTCAGTAGCGGTCAATAAATATATTTTGCCCGCGACTGACATCTGCATTATCGGAACCAACAAGTTCGGCGGTGTGGCCATAAGCCATGCCGTTCCTTTCGGAACTGGGACTTTGGTGGCGCATGAAGCGCAAGCATCAAATCCTATCCCTTGGCTGGGAAGACTTCGCGGAAATGCGGAAACTCTTGCCAGTGTGGATACCGAAACGGAACTTCTGTTAATCATCGGCGATGTTACTCTGATTGATTATAATGCGACTGGCGGTGCGGACGGTGGCGAGCTCTATACCATCAAGGAAGTCGGTTCGGCGGATACCTCGGCGTTTACAATTGTTGACGGCAATCCGGCGAAATCAACTCTTGATGTGACTGTGGACGGACGAGCATACCGACACGATGTTGCATAGAGACTGGCCGCTCTTTAATCGGCCAGATTATTGGCAATATAAATATCGCTATGTCCCGAGTTATTTGGAATAAAGGATTAAAATTATCTGAAATGTTCCAGTATTCAAAAATGGGTTTTCAGAAAGGAAATAAATTGTCCGATAATCCTAAATCTATAACAACTCAATTTAAAAAAGGAGTAAGTGGTTCGATATCTACTCAATTTTTAAAGGGGCATACATCTTGGAATAGGGAATTGAAAGGATATAATTCTGGTGTACAGAATCCGTTTTGGAAAGGTGGTCTAGAATTCAGAAAAACAAATGAGAAAAAACATCTTTGCAGTAAATATCGTTTTTGGATGTTTGCAGTGAAAGGCAGAGATAATTGGAAATGTAGAATTGCTAATGAGGATTGTAATGGGCGACTTGAAGCTCACCATATTCTAAACTGGATTGATTATCCCGAATTGCGATATGAAATTAACAATGGCATTACACTATGCTACGCTCATCATCCAAGAAAACGAGCGGAAGAGAAAAAACTAATCCCATTTTTTAAGGAATTAGTTTTAGTACCAAGTGAATTACTAATTTGAATCCAACTGGAGGACACATATACGGATTATCGCCAGACGCATGTCAAACCGCGATAGATACCGTGATGTATGAAGAGTATTCCAGAGAACAACAGCCTGCTTATCTTAGAGCTTCAGACGCATTCTTCTTCAAGCAGGATACTACTGACAAGCTCGCCTTTATTTGGGATGTGGATTCCAACGTGGGCGCTTTTCAGAAAACCGGCGAACAAGAAGAAATCCTGAACACGGACACTCGGATTGGAAACCAGAAAACGAAACTTTCCCAGAAATACACCAAACAGGTTCCTATTTCTGACGAAGCGTTTCGTGCCGATGCCGTGGGCAAACGCGCTCGCATTGGACAGCAGGTAGGAGACAGAGCAAGATTGACCCAGGATTCGGAAAGCATTCTCAACACTTACGGGGACGCTTTCGCGGGTTCAATTAACACCACTGATGATGTGGTAGCTTTGGCTTCAAACTCGCACGTAACCCTCGGCGGACTTACGGTGGACAACCTTGAGACCGGAGCATTGACTTCCGACAATCTTTGGACGGCGGTGACTGCACTCGCTAACCAACGGGGTCAGGACGGGGATGCGGGGTCTCATGTCTACGAAGGACTGCTTGTTCCGTTTACTCTCTACAAAACGGCGAGAGAAGTTCAAAATTCTCAACTGATTGCAAATTCAGGCGAGAATAACTTGAACATCTTTGACACGGATTACGGAAATGTGATGATTCGAGCATCAATTTTCCTCGGCTCAACTTACAACTCGAATTCCAACGCCAACACTTCCTACCACTTGCTTTCCAGGAATCACATGATTACCCGTAAGGTTTTCTACGACCTTACGACTAAAATGATTCCGCCCGAAGCGACCGCCAACGATACTTACCTTTATCGGGCAAAGTATCACGAGTCGGTGTTTCCGGGGTCTTGGACGGGATATGTCGGTTCTAATGGCACTGTTTGATTATTAACTTAACCAACCACCATGAATGAATATATTAAATTCGTTGCAATATCTCTCATCGGAGGGCTTGTCGCGGGCTTGGTAGTGGGCTGGTTGGTTCGTAATCAACCAAGTCCTCTAGGAACGAGGTTTCCAAATTCGGGAATTGCTGTCGGAACGACTACGCAGGCCGGAACAGGCGATATTATCGTAGAAGATGAAGCAAGATTAGGAGACTTGCCGGTTCAGGGAATTAGACTTGATTTGCCTTCGGGTGTACGAATTGCTTCTTGGCAAAACACCACAGGGGCGACTGCCTATGTTCCTTTCGCTGATGCAGGTTTCACCGGAGGCACTGCTTCTTCTTCCTTTGACATTTCGTTGTTCGCCACTTCCTCAGCGGCTTCGGTTATCCAAGCTCATGATTTCACCGAAATTACGGATAACTTTAGCATCAACAGATTCCTTATCAGGACAACCTATGCCACTTCTACTGCAGCCACAACTACGAATAGCGTTATGGCTGTTCTGGATAGGCAGGGTAATGGAATTGTAAGCGTTCCTAACAATGGCTACATCCATCTCTTTTTTCAAGACGGGGATGCCAATTGTGTAGGTTATGGGGCTGGAGCTTGCGAGACAGCAACTTCAACAAATAGGGGAATAACGGGCTTATTCGCTCACTTCCTCTATTACAGATAGCGTTTCCACTCTGCTCCTTGCTTGTGACTGGGGGCAGGGATGGGAACGTTAAAATTAAAAATTTAATTTAACAAAATGAAGAAAAAATATGTGATTGCCGGGATTGCGCTCGGACTTCTGGCTTTCGGAGGATATGTCTGGGCGAATCCCTTGTTTTTCCCTCCCACGGGGAAAATGTCTTCAGCCACGACCTCTCCAACTTATTTGAGGGTGGGAATAGCCAGCACGACTCAAAGTTTTGATTCTTACTTAGTAAATCAAGGTTCAAGCGTGAATCAAAACCCTACAGGGCTTGATTCATTGGCTCTGGCGGTTCATTTTACCGGTTCTTCTACGGATTCGGTGCTTAATGTTTATCCGCAATATTCTGC